GGTTAATGCTGCAAGGGTATGACATAGAAGCGATCAACGAGAAGACTAATCGCGTATATCCTCTATCCCTATGGACCAATAAGGAGGTATTGCGTTTTATTCGGGATAACAATCTTCCAAATCCTATCGCTTATAATAATAAAGCGAGTTCAGGGGTAATGTTGGAAAAAGATTGCTTTGAGTATCTGCAGAAGAATTACCCGGATGATTTGGAGAAGATCTATGATGCCTTTCCAATGAGCAGAGTCATTTTATTTGGCAAGTAATATGTGATTTTAACATTATTTACATAGTGAGCAAAAGCAAATTTATAACATCGGAATCCATAGAGATAAATCGTTCTCAGATAGAGCCAGCGAAGTATAACCCCCGTAAGATATCCGAGGAAGCAAAGAAGAAGCTTAAGGCGAATATCAAGCGCATGGGAGTGATGGGGGGAATCGTTTGGAATAAACGGTCTGGTCGTCTTGTTGGAGGTCATCAAAAGCTAATGATTCTCGATGAGCTCCAAAAGTACGACCGAGAAACCAAAGAGAACGATTACACAATACGCGTAGAGGCTGTTGATCTATCGGACCAGGAGGAGATCGAGCAAAATATATTCCTCAATAACAAAAATGCCCAAGGAGAGTTCGATAATGATATTCTTTCAACCTTACTAAACGATATTGAAGTAAAGAATACCGGATTAGATGACTTTGATCTTAATCTCTTAGGCTTTGAGCTACCAAGCTTCGAAATTGATGAGGTGGAGCCTGAACCGTTAGAGGAAATCAAACCTAAATCCAAAGAGGAGAAGAAAGAAGATATCAAAGCCAAGAAAGAAGCATCAACGGAAAAGGCGGTAAACACTGCTCGGGAAGGAAACACCTATGTTATGCTTTCATTCAACGATTACCAGGGAAAAGAGGAGTTCATGAAAAGGTTCGATTTAGACTCTAATGCCAATGTTATAAGTGGCGACGACTTCGCTGAACAAATTGAAAGGATATACTAAGTAAAAAGGAAACTATGGTAAATGACATTTCTCCATTATGCGATAATTGCAACAAAGAATCAGGGTTGGAATGGAAAGGAAGCACAGGGGCAACTGGTGCCCATCTCAATAGTATAGGTTGGATTTATAAGAATGCTTTCCTTTACACAGGTGAAAACACACCATTGGCATTTTGTTCTAAAGAATGTTGTAAGCATTACTATGAGACTGTTCTAAAAGTTTCAAAGGAAAAGTCTGATAGGGTAAGTAAAGTAATCGCAGAAGCAAGGGAAGCGTCATTGAAATCGGTACCTGAAATGGTCGAAAGAATCAACAGATTTTCAAAGGCTTTAAAAGGAAGGAAATAGTTATGGCAAAGCCTAAGTATGATTACGAAAGCGACGAGTTCAAAGAACGGATAGAAGAACTTGCAAGGAGGGGCTACACGGACAAAGAGATAGCGCTTGAGCTTGAATTGAACCCGAATTATTTTAGTGAGCTGAAGAATAACAATGACTGTATATCTGAACCACTCAAGCGCGCGAGGGCAAAAGTGAATGCCACGGCCCGTCAAAAGTACCTTGCTCTCTCCATGGGTCTTTTGAAGAAAAAAACAGTTACTCGTAAACTCCCTTCCAAATTTGAGGAAGATTCTTACATAGATCCTGATGGACTGGTCGTATACGAAACGATTGAAGAGTTACCTCCCGATAGAGCAGGACTCGAAAGATGGCTTTATAACCATGATGAGGATTGGAGAAAAACGATTAATGACAGCAAGCGCTTGGACATTACCTCCGACGGAAAAGAGATCAATGCAAACCCATTAGTTTTTGTCTCCGCGAGTGAATTGTCGGAAGATCAGTTACAAGGATTGATAAAGGCGCAGATAGGAGAGGATATAAATGCCGATAGCAGTAACGACACAGGTTCATGATGAGCTGGTAGCAGCTTATAACCAAAGAAAGTATAATGTCTTCGTAATGGAAGGAAGTTCGCGGAGCTCCAAGACGTACAGCATTATCCAATTTCTAATCAAGTACGCAACACTGAACAGGGGAACCCGAAGACGTGTTGCTATCTGTCGTTTGAAAGGCACATGGCTAACGGCAACTGTTCTCCATGATTTTATAAATGTCTTATCGGCCTATGGTCTATACAATAAAAGGGATCACAATAAGACTAGTAAAATTTACACGCTCTTTGATACTGAGTTTTGGTTTATGGGACTGGATGATCCACAAAAGGTTCACGGTTTCGAATCCGACATATTTTGGATTAATGAGGGGATCGAGGCAGGCTACGACGATTATGCTCAATTGATGCAGCGCTGTAAAGGTTTTGCCATCATCGATTATAACCCATCGGAGACTGAACACTGGATTTATGATCGTATTTTGAAACGGCCTACTACATGGTACAGCCATAGTACTTTCCGTAAGAATCAGTTTATCTCTCCAAATGCTAAAGCACAGATCTTGTCTTACGAACCGACTGAGGAGAATTATATCGCCGGTACCGCAGACGAAAGAAAGTGGAAGATTTACGGACTTGGCCAACGTGCAAGCTTAGAAGGAATCGTATTCGAGCAAGGCAAACACTGGGAGATGATCAAAGAGATTCCAGACTGGGCTAAAAAGAACCACCGTTTCGGTTTGGACTTCGGGTATACCAATGACCCTACGGCAATAGATGAGGCATACTGGGGAGAAGGTAACGGCAATATTCGTTTCATCAATGAGATATGCCATCAGACAAATACCATCAATCCCGAGATAGCGACGATCATCAAAATGAATGGTCTAGGTCGTGTCAAAGGCTATGCGGATAGTGCTGAGCCTAAGAGTATCGATGAAATTAATTTGATGGGTGTAAATCTTCATCCAACGCAAAAGTTCCAAGGTAGTGTTGTTGTTGGTATCGACATTTTGAAACGGCAAAAGCTTTATGTCACCGAAAGGAGCATAAACACTATCAAGGAACTTAAGATGTACACCTGGGCACAGGATAAAAACGGGGTTTGGCTAAATCAACCTGTTGCCGGCAATGATCACCACATTGACGAGATAAGATACATCGGATTAGCGGAATGGGGCCAAGAAATGACACCAGAGGTAAAAGAAAAAACAGCAAAAGCAATGTCAAGTTTACGGCGTGGCGGACGAAGAAATATAAGGAGATCGGCATAATGACAATAGAAGAGCTAAATAAAAAGGACAACTTCAAAGAGGCTAAACAGTACTTTGAAAAGAACGAGCGCATCGTCGAATACAACAAAAAGAAATACAAAATTGAGGAGATTCTAAAAGAATATGATCCTCTCCAACATAAAGTGACAGACAGGCGCTTTAGGCCCGATAAGATCCTTTCAGAAGATGGCGAACAGTTCGTCAATGCTATAAATTACGAGGAAGCTGAAATGGCTGCGCGCAATGGTGTGCAAACCTCAATAGATTATTCGCTCGCCTTAGTCAACCGTCTCCCTCTTCCGGTCCAACAAAGGATCGTTCTCGTTGCAGCAACTTTCCTTGTTGGTGAACGAATAAATATTGAATCCAATGCTGAAGGCAAGGGAAAGGATTTAGAGCGCCTTTGTCGCAAAGTATGGGATGACAATAAGCTTGACTACGAATCGAAGAACATAGCAGAGCTAATGATGTCTGAGACGCATTGCGCTGAGCTTTGGTACGATTACATCGATACAGAATATTGGAAAGGCACAATATTGAAAGCTTCAACAAAGAAAATAGGTGTGATGATTCTTGCGGAAAGTAAAGGTGACAAACTGTATCCCATATTTGACGAGTATCAAGACCTGGTTGCATTCGGGCGGGGATATAAGGTTAAGGTCGATCATAAAGAGGTTGAGCATTTCGATTATTACACTAAAGACGTCATCATCAAAGGTGTGATGGAGGGCAACGAATGGAATACCACACAGCAAAAGAATCCATACGGTGCTATCCCTGTCGTATACTATTCCCAGGATCGACCAGAGTGGGCAAATGTCCAGCCGTTGATTGAACGGAAGGAGACAAGGTTCTCAGACTTTGCCGACACCAACGATTATTTTGCTGACCCTGCCCTTGTCGCTGAGGGAGAAGTCGAAAATCTTCCATCAAAAGGCGAAGTGGGCAAACAGTTCCAGGTGAGGAATGGTGGTAAGATCAACTACCTAACGTGGGACAGCGCTCCCGAGTCTACCAAGATGGAATTTGAAATGTTAGACCAAGAGATATTCGCGAATACACACACACCTGACATCTCCTTTGGTACAATGAAGACTTTGCTGGGTAATCTATCCGGCATTGCGCTCAAGCTCCTTTTCATGGACGCTCAGATCAAAGCAAGCAAAAAGCAAGAGTATTTCGGAAAATGTATTCAGAGACGTTTGAATCTGATCAAAAAGATTGTAATGTCTTTGTCGCCGATGGAGTTTGTGAACGTCGTACTTGAGCTTAAGCCTATATTCAAAAGCTTTATGCCTGTTAATGAAGTAGAGTATAATACCATGCTGATAAATGCTTTTAATGCTGGTATGATCTCCAGGAAGACCATGATCGAAATGTCAACTTTGGTAAGGAATGCTGAGGAAGAATTAAAGGAGGTTTTAAGTGATCTGGAAGCAAAAGAGAAAAATATTAAACATAATAATGTGAATTTAACATAATTTACATAAATTAGAGTTCCAATATGATATGTGTTATTTTTTTGTGTTTAGGCCGTCTAAAGTGATTTAGGCGGCCTTTTTCATATCAGTAAAACAAAAAGTTAGAAAAAAGTTTGATTTATATTTTGATTTATGGTTAACAGTGTTTAACTTTGTGTAACAAATAAGAGGAAATATATTAAACATAGTTATGGATCTTAAATCAACAACAAATCTTGATTATAGAGTTAGCACAATATTGCTTCCATCTGGTGAATTTGAAACAATGGTTTTCGATCCAAGAATTGAGGATGAATGTGAGTGCATAAGATCGAAGACAGCAAAGAGAGCAGAATCAACTCATAATAAGATGGAGGCGAAATATACAGCATCTGACGAAGTAGTATCATTAGCTAAGTATATTAATATTGCCAATGATGAAGCGCAGAAAGATGCTGAAAGTGAGGACGGCGGAACGTGCAACCTTGATAGCCTAACTATTGATCTTTCTGAGAAATCAAAGAAATTTATAGATCACCTTAAATTGATTTGTAGATTTTCTATTGATAAGATTGAGTCAAAGATGTGGAAAGGAAGCTATTTTGTGGGTATACGTTTAAGTGGACAAGGAAACAGGCGATCAAGGATGGTCGATAGGGCAGACGCTTATTTAAAAAGTCAAAACGTAGATAGTAGTGTATATTATCAAATGGATTAAATCCCAATAGCGAGAAGCAAACGACACGTAGTCGGTTGGGAAGCCGAAAGGCTAAAATATAGGCCGAATGGTGTGTAAAGAGATTTTGCAACGGGTCGGGATACCACATGAAACAAAGGTCTTAAAATGACGGCTCGGAAAGACGAGCAAACGGTCTATTGGCTCAGTTGGTTAGAGTGCTCGGTTGTCAGCCGAGAGACCACGGGTTCGAATCCCGTATAGACCGCGAAAGATTGTTCTTTGATAATATAGCCATTGGTTGGTGAATGTAATGATTCCGAGATGCAGAGTAGGAGTCCAACCGATGGTTTAAAAACATAAAGCAAGGTGGCGCAAATCAAACGCATGTCACGATGTGAGAAGCTGTCACAAAAGGCAGTACACGTATTGAAATTGACGAGAACCAACAACTGCAATCCGAAAGGCGCGCGTGTGATGCTAATCAATAGAAAGTAGGTGAACGGTACTTGCAGGTAAGCAATCCTGCCCTTGCTTTGAAATTGGAGCGGTGGCGAAACGGTAAACGCAGCCTAAAAGTAGCATAAAGTTGAAGAGATAGCATAGGTCTCAAATGTTTTGCAGGTTCGATTCCTGCTCGCTCCACTCTTTTCATAAAATAGGTTAATATATGGCTAACCGAGGGGATCGCCCGGTCCCTCTCGGTTTTTAATTGGGGAAGTAGCTCAGCGGCTAGAGCGTGACGGTGCAAACGGCAAGGTCGGTGGTTCGAATCCATCTTTCTCCACTCACAATTAAATTTGTTCTTTAAAATGAGAAAATTAGGTTATCTATTCGCGCTATTCGCGCTTGTGCTATCATTCACTTCTTGTTATGATTTCAGTCGTGAACAGGCTTTAAAAGATGCGGAAAACAAAGGAAAGGCCACATTGGTCGAATCTGAAAACTCCAAGAAAGCTTTGATCGAACAGGCAAAGGCTGAAAATGAAAGCGCGACACTCCAGGCGGAAGCTAAAGTAAAAATTGCAAAGGCCGAAGCTCAGGCAGAGATTGAGCGAGCAAAAGGAGTAGCTGAAGCAAACAAGATCATTGGGGAATCGCTTCGAGGAAATAATGAATATCTCCGGTACTTACAGATTGATGCAATACGAGGTTCCAAAGGTGAAAAGATTTACATACCAACGGAGGCGGGTTTACCCATCATAGAAGCGAGGAAATAATGAAAGCTACAATTCTTTTGATAATGGGATTGGTTGTTGTAGTTCCAGTTGGTATTGTAGTATATAGAGAATTGTGGCGATACCTCAAAAACAAATAGGTGGTCGGAAGGATCATCTAAAAAGCGCCCGTAGCTCAGTGGTGGAGCAGGACACTCATAATGTTCGGGTCGTTGGTTCGAGTCCAACCGTGGCGCACAAATACTTTTCATAATTTGGGTTTATAATTGGTTGTACCGTGGGGTTGTCTCCCAAACACCTCACGGTTTTTTTATTTGAATAAATTAAATGATAGATATTTTATATGTTTACTTCAAATTATCCCATGTTAAATTAAGTACTAAAATTTATGAAAAAGAAGAAATATGATCTCACATCAATTTTTATTATAGTTTTAATCTTTGCGTTTCTTTATAGCATATTTATATTTACTTATTCTTTATTCAAAATAGAGAAATTAAGTTTTAGTCACCAACTCGACTTTGCTAATATGGATAAGTATTCTTCATATCTACAAGGTATTGTTGGCCTTTTTCTTAATTTAGTTACTATAATACTTGTTTATAGGACTTTTAAGCAGCAGGACGATTTTATAATCGAGCAACGTAACGAAGCGATTAGTTCTAAAAAATCAGAGGTTTTTTTTCCTAACAAAGAATTATATGTTATTGACCAAATTGATTCAGGGCAATGGTTAACTTTTTTTGATGATGAAAAAATGCAAAATAAGACGATTAAAGCAAAGGTTTTAAATATTGGGAGAAGTAACTGCAAAAATTTAAAAATAGAATGGGAATATGAATTGGAGAGAATATTTGAATTAATTGATGAGCCAGGAATAAACTTTTTACCAGAACATAAAAGAGCATATAATATCAATATTAATAGCTATCGATGTACTATACCGGCAAAAAATGAATTTCAAGTGAGAGAAAATATTGATTATTTATTAACATTTGATAATATGTCTACAGGACGCGACTTGAGATTTCCTGTTGAATATTTAGAGCTTTTTATTTTTTATTGGCAAAAAATGCTATACAGTGACAAGACATTCGATGGTTTTAAATTAGGGTCAAATGATTGTTTTGTTCCATTAGTCTTGAAAGTAACATATGAAGATGCTGTTAAAAAGAAC